ATGCCACGCCGACGTAATAAACTCGATCCTGAACAGTTGGCCGCGCCTGCTATAACGAATAAGACAGTAGATTCCTTCGAAATGTCACTCGATTCTTTCCTCCGAGATTGCCGCGTAAGAAACCTTTCCGAGTCGACCGTTAGGTTTTATCGTAATGAATTAAATACCTTCCAAAAGATGCTCGAAGAACAGCGGATCGATACAAACCCAAATAAAATCACTTCAAAAATTATTAAAGAGAACGTAATACTTGCTATGATGGATGATAATCGTAAAGAGTCCGCAATTAATGCCAGACTGCGCGCTGTCCGGTCGTTATTCAATTTTTTGGAGCGCGAGAGAATGGTAGTTCATAATCCGATGGACTCTGTTAAGTTGGTCCGTCAAAAACAAACGGTCATTGAGACGTTTTCTCGTGAACAGATTCATGCGTTACTCCGTCAGCCGAATCAACAGACGTTTACGGGATTGCGAGATTATACAATGATACTCCTTTTGCTTGAAACAGGGCTACGAATCAAAGAGCTCGTAAATATTTGCGTAGATGACGTGAAATTTGACGACAACATGATACGAGTAAGAAGCCCGAAAGGGTCACAGGAACGACTCGTTCCTTTTCAATCGACGATGAAGCGTCAGCTTCGGAAATACCTCGCGGTTCGAGGCGAAGTGGAACACGATTTTCTATTTGTATCCATTGATAACAAACCTGTTGCGATCCGGACGTTTCAAGAGCGATTTGCATCATACGGAAAACAGGCGAGGATTAAAAACGTCCGATGCTCACCACATACCTGCCGCCATACATTCGCGAAAATGTTTGTACAGAACGGTGGACATGCTTTCACATTACAAAACATCCTCGGACATAATTCGCTTGAAATGACTCGTCGTTATGTGAAGCTATTCTCTCAAGATATAAGCCAAGAACATAAAAAATACAGCCCGATTGAAAGACTGATGATCTAAGCTGGCAATTAAAAATAGCGCGGATAAAAAGAAAGGCCCGGTGTTGGCGCACCGAGCAACTGAATACGAACATAATAAACTGATACCTATATTATAACGTAAAATAAGCACGTATACAATCTCAATGTGTATTCAGTTCGCCTTTCTTTCCGCTTAATGGAGGAAAGACAATGGATAGGCGTATACAAGATAAATTGCGTGAATGTCAGAACTTCGTCAATCCTGTGGAAATGTCGCAGGCGGTCGAATCTCATATACGAAATAACGATCTTAGCGAAACACAATTACGCGTATTACGCGTCTTAGAGTTTCGCTCGAAAATTATTCCAGGGGCGTCATGGGTAAAGGTTTCTACGATCTGTGGCGTAGTTAAAAAAAGCGACGCAACGGTACGCCGGGCACTTCGCAAACTCACTGAACTAGGCATAATCGAAAAAGTTACCACAATTCGAGAGAAAACCGGAGGCAAAGGCGCAAATGTATACGTCATTAACGCAAGGGAAACCGCCTGTGATAGGTCGAATGACCAGTCGGAAATGACCAGTCGCAATAACGATGATAACGAAGAAATAACGACAGATAAGGGACTGTTTGCGACAACTAAAGAAGACTTCTCCAATGATGCTCAAAGTAAAATACTTAGTAATAACGTACAGACGGCAGACAAAACGGGCAGGCTTGATAAATCATTTACGCCTGGTTCTGTCCCAACCGAGTTTCGCGATTTAGTCGGCAGGTATTTCAATGACGCGGAAAGGATTTACCATCTTTATAACCGTTGTGTAATTGCTTCCAAGGCTGCGGGGTTGGACTACGTATGTGATGAATTGGCGGAACATGCGTTTAAGGGGACTGTATTTCAATGCAAGCGGGGGAATATTCGCGGATCATTTGACGGCTATTTTTACGGCGTTTGCTTCAACATGGCTGTCGCGGAAGTACGAAGGCAAACGATGGGGGACAAGATTCCTAAGTGGTACTTGAAAGGGGATGTAGCAAATGGGTAAATGGTCGATTGGCTTCGCGCTGCTTCTGACACTTATGATTCTGGGAGTTTCGTATAGCCATACGGTGAGCCTGTATACAGACATCGGATACGGCCAAAGTGAAGCCTTCACGATTACTGCTTTTATCGAGGGAATATTCCTCCTATCGACCGTGACACTCGCTCGTAATCGCCTTGCAGGACAACATTCGAGTTGGACTTTGAAGTGCGGGTTTGCTTACGGTGCCTTCCACGTTCTTTTCTCGAATCTCCATCATTCCGCGGATCTGTCGTATCTGTTCGATTCTGGGATCGCGGGTTGGGTCTTGGGAATAAGCATTCTCGTAGGACTTATTATCATCGAATTAATCGTATCATACGGAGTGTCCGAAAATAAACGGACGGAAGACGGACAGGATACTAAACAGACGGACAATAAACCGTCCATCAACGCGGACAGTGTCCGGAAACTGAACGAAAATAAATTGTCCGAATCAAAACGGACGGATGTTGTGTTTGATTCTGATACGGACAGGACAGGCATTCAAGGGAACGGTAAACGGACAGATGAAGCGTACAATGTCCGTCCGGAAGCAGTCCAAACTGAAGTGTCCGTACAAGAAGAGACGGACAGTGCCATACAACGTAGCGGCAGTACGCCTGTGAAGGTACTGTATACGGACGAGCGGACCGTAACGAACACTAAATCGTCAGGACAAGGCGATATTAACGAAATTATTGACGAAGAAATGTCCGTGCACTTAGATGAAGATGCGGATCTGCCCGATAAACTTCCGGACAGTGTGCGAACGGAAACCTACGAAGAATGTAACGAACGGACAGTGGACGGACAGGGCGAGCTGGACATTCGTCCGGACAATACGAACGGACAACAGTCGGACAATCAAGCGGAGAAGCGGACGGACAGTGAAAGGGTTCCGGACAGCGAACGAACAAATGGCGGACGCGAGACGGACAAAACAGAACGGACAAACGGCGGACAGCATACGGCGGGACGAGCGTCCGAAAAGACGAAGAAGCATAAAAGGAATACGGTACCTGAAGAGGTTGTCGAAGAGGTTTACCTGAGTATTGTAAAGGATACTGGGAAAGTACCTTCCTTCCGCGGATTGATGCGTGAGGCAGGGTGTTCAAAACATATGGCCGGAAAAGTTATTAACCGCTACAAAAAAGAAAAGGCAGGATGAGTCTACGGCGGGGAACCACTCCCCGTCTTTTTGTCTGGTACATAAAAAAATAATTTCGCCATTTTTGCGCGAAACCTATTTGTCCTCCCCTATAAAGACAGTGAAGGCATTAAAAAGGAGGTTAGAAGTTGAGCGAACACAATGATAGGCTATTCGTTCGGTTTTACATTGATGCATCTCGATCCGGACTAATGGCGGACTTAGGTGCTGAACGGTGGCATACGCTTTGTACCCTCGCAACATTCATGGATGAAAAAGGCGAGTGTTATCCATCACAGGAGTTGCTTGCCCATCGAATGGGAGTATCGATTGTTTCAGCGAATCGACGTCTAAAGAAACTTTGTGAGTATCAACGAAATAATATACCTGTAGTTAAACGTAAAATTATTCGTGATCCGAAAACAAAACGTTGTATAAGGACAATTTACCGCCTCACTGGAATAGCTCCGTTTTCTATCTTTAGTAAAGACCTATTTAAAGTAGAGTTAAATTAGCTAGAGCTAATGTAGGTAGAGTTTAAAGTAACAAGAACCATACGTTAACAAGAAACATACGTAACAAGATAAAATATAGCGCACTCAAACCCTTGCGGGTTTTCCTGCGCGATCAAAAAGGATGTGAGATAGTGGTCCAAGGAACTCTTTTACTCGCGGATCAGCCAGAAAGGGAAAATATAAAGATAGTTAGTATATACCAATGTCGTTGTAAGGAATGTATTGGTGCAGTTGCTGCGTATGTTCCTGTAAAAGATATCGAATGTGGGCGGGGAAGAAAGATGAGGAAGGTTGCGGAATTAGACCGGAAAAATTCTAGATTGATCCAGAAGTATATTGAGGAGGGCTATCATGTCTGACAATAAACTGAAATCTTATGAGTGGCAGTGGTTAGAAATTTCGAAGTGGAACACACGATCATTCCAGGCGTATCTAAAAGACCGGCACAAGGAAGTGTATGGCATCGATTATGTCCCTCGATCCTGGCGCATGGAAGCCGGGATGATAAAAAATTTCATCAACGAACACGGAACGGAGGTACTGAGGGAGTTTATCGACGAATGCTTATCGAGCCATAAACCTACGAAACAGTACCCTGGTCTTAATTTTTGGTTTATTTACACGTATTTACGTTCACAATACCTTCCGCGAGTTCTTAGCCGAAGGCGGGCGGAGAAGGAGAAACGGAGGAAGAAACGACCGCAACCGTTAGAGATGTCGCGGGAGGACTTGCGGTCATTACTCTAAAAATACGAGGAGGTTATTCTATATGGTAAAGTATAAACACCGCGAAAGGGCAATTAAGGTTGCGCGAGGGGAGATGCAGGATTTATTTTATACGCTATACGATCGCACTGGGTTAGATGTTCACGAAGATACTTTCGATAACGATGTATTTACCTTGCGCCCGTTTTACTGGGGAGATTGCAATTGCGGTTATGAAGATCGCGAATGGGATTTTTTCGAGGAAGAGTTACCCTCGCATACAGAAGAGTGTTTTCATACGCGATTTACTGTGTTCGAAAAAGAATTAGAAAGAAAACAGATTTCACCACCTGAACGAGATAGATTACTGACGGAATGGGCGATCAAGAATGGGTACCCTAAAGGGAGGTACGGGATTGCCTTCCACTGTGATTGTGGACGAAAAGAGGTAGAGGATAAGTGGATCGCGGAGAACGATCATTTAGATATCTGTTCTGTAGTTCTTCCTAACTTCGTCTACAAACCAGATGGACTAGAAATAGAATGGTATAAGTATCCTTTGCGTGGAGCAAAGTCAAATAAGGACATTTGTTTTGAGGAGATGCGTGCCATTATTGACCATTGCGTGCGAAGCTTTAAGGAGGCGAACGAATGATACACGATAAAAACTGTATCCTCCGTGGTCCTTGCCGAACAGCAGGCGATCCGCAAACGTGTAATGCAAAGTGTCCATTATACATTAATGTCCATGGATCGGAAGGAACAGGAGGAATTGTCCATCGCGCCAACATTCCGCAAGATTATCGCTTAATGACGCTGAACGAGTCGCCCATCAAGCAGATCGAAAGGGTTGTACGTCGGTACGAAAACGAAGAAGGAGAAACGGAAGTCGAAGCCGAGCCAATGTACGGGGTGATTTCCGATTACGTATCAACATTTCGCAGACAGTTTGACGAAGAGGTTACGCAGATTAAAAGTGTTTATCTGTACAGTGTATCACCGGGGACTGGAAAGACGACTACAGCCGCGGTGATTGCAAACGAATATCTCTTGCGTCATTACATTGGCAGCCGTATACGTGGGTTGAACACGTTAGATCGACCCGTATTTTTTCTTTCGATGAATAGATGGCACTCTGAGTACTACGCATTTAACAGACGGAATGTACCTGAACACATAGCGAAACCTGCCGCGGCCTCATATTACGAAGCGCATCGAATCGCAAAGTCGGTGCCTTTTTTAGTTATTGACGATATAGGGGTCCGCGAAGGATCAGATGCATTTAACATGGATCTGCTCGATCTTGTTGATCATCGTGTGAGCAACTTGTTACCAACGGTCTATACGTCCAACGTACCAATTGAAGACTTGCGGGACATGTACGACGAGAAAGGACGTATATTTGACCGGGTCCGCGACATGTGTATTCCAGTCGAATTTAATGGGGATTCAAAACGAGGGATCAGATAAGGGAGGCGGAGATGTGGAACCGAAATTCAATGTAGGCGACCGCGTAAATCTTATAACGAAAAATGGAACGAAAGAAAAAACGCAAATAACGAATGTATTCAAAGCAGATGAAGGATTCGTCTATCAAGTTAAATCGCGGAAGAACCCAGTAATGGAGGATCGGTTGGAACTTGTAGATTTTGCGTCTGATCCACTTAACTTCGACATCGAAATGGGTGTAGCGATGTTGTTTAAGACGGGCGACATTGTAGAAGTAAAAGATTATGAAGGACGTAGGTTCATTGTTGATTCCTATACGGTATTAATGAGAGGTAAAACAACCGATAATATTCCCGAAATTGATATTGAATGGCTGTTACTGGACGAGAAGTTCCCACATGACGATAACAGAGCAATCATCGCATATGAAGATGAAATGAGAAAAGTAGGCGAAGGAGGAAGAAAGATGATAAATGCGTTTGGTGCTCCGATTGACGATGGAGATGGGGATGGTCGGAAAAGAATAACTAATAAAGTAGAAGATCCACGTAATAATACAGATGAAAAACGGAGACTTTCGCAAATGGATAGCTTTCGCGTATTGGCTGAGCGCACAGACAGGGAAATTACGGATAACATGGAGTTGTTTGTGGTATTTGGTGACGAGAAATACAAGCGTAAAGCTGACCGTCTGAAGTCGTTCAGGGATCGGATTCCTACGCGTGGATACCAGTTTGAGTGAGGGAGGACGAAATATGACAACCGCGGGTATGAGGTTCATATCAAAGGTGGCGGATTTTGGGGATGTGGACGCCTTCAAACGTTTCGACCTCCGTCCAGATCACTTTCCGACAGAAGACGAACAGAAGATGGTGAAGTATATTTTGAGTTATGCAGCGCGGAATAAAGGACGTGGACCATCCCCGGAGGAGCTGTCAACGGAGTTTAACACCTTTGCTGACGAGTATTACACTGAGGTACGGGCGTCCTTTGACGAGATGGCAAGCGAGATTAAAAACGATTGGGCTGAGCGGGCATTTCTTCGCGGAATGCAAGGGGAAGGCGTTTTTAATTACCGGGAGTTGAACGAAAAGTATAACGGATTAGATTTCGTCCGTAAGATGCGGGAAGCACTGGAACGGATCGAGGCACAGGCTAATACGTCGAAGTCGATCGGCAGGACTCTCGGACAGTTAGGCGTGGATCTGCGGGAAGAATACCACAAACGTAAGGAGGGTGTGAATTTCAAACGGTGGAATACTCCGTTCCCTACTCTTTCGAAGGAAATTGGTGGATTACACAGTGGAGACGTTTACGGGATCATCGCGGAGTCCGGACGTGGGAAGTCATATTTAACAATTGCAATAATCGACGAACTACTGCGTCAGGGAGCGAAAGTTCTTGCGAAATCATTCGAATTGAAATGGTTCTTGTTCATGTCGCGCTTGGTTTCGATTGCTACGGCACGCGACGAAATGTTTACGGATGTACGGACGAAAAGGAAGATCGGGATTAAAAACCGAGCAATCCTAACGGGGGAACTGGACGAAACTTCAGAGGAAGTTATGGAAGCGTTCTTGACGCGTATTAACGATTATTACAAAGGAGAGCTAATTTTACAGGCGAAGAGTGATCCGGAACTTACACGGAGTCTGGACGATCTTGATCGTGAGTTACGGATGAATAAAGATATTGATGTGGTTGTTCTTGATCCGTTCAACAATATTTCGGACGTATACGGAAGAAACACGAATAAAACTACCGGGGGAGCTGCGGAGCAAGCAGCACGAAAATTTGAACGGATTGTTGGAGAACACGACGTTTTAGGGTTATTTACGGTTCAAGCTACGATGGAATACACTCAAGCAGAGAAGGAGAAGATGCGTGAAGGTGTACGTGAATTGAAGTTGCCGACCCGCGACCAGGTGAAAACAACGAAAGCGGCACTCGAAATCGTAACCAACCTTTTCTCATTCGACAACGTAGACGGAAATGCTCGGATCGGAACGGAGAAGGGACGGAACGGGGGCGAAGGATTTTACGTTGACCTTATCGCTATGTTGGACTATGGGGTATTACGAGAGGTTCCGAGCGGGGAGTCAGTAGTAGACCAATTCGCCGATACAAGTATTTTCTAAAAAAGACTTTACAAAATTTATTTTTATGCTAGAATGAGAACATGAATACGAACAAAAGTTCGTATTAAGAGAAAGGAGGTAGGCTGTTGCAGGAAATATGTATACAAAAATATAGTTTGAACGTAGATATCCGTAAAGAACTTTCATTGTACGATTGGAAAGAAGCAAATTGGCAACGAGATAAACTCCAAGCGTGTAGCCCTTTTCGCAATGACTCCCGGCCATCCTTTTATGTGTGGCTTGAAGACAATCCTGAGTCTAATGCTCGCCCTGGATATTGGGGGGACAGTGGTGGAGACGAATACCGTTCTGGAACGTTCGTAACTCTTCTATCATATCTCAGACAGGAAACAGAAGAAGAAACGGAAGACTATCTCATTTCGAAGTATTCCCCATATTGGGAAGGCGATATGAACAGCGCTCACAAGTCAGTAGAGGCGATGTTTGCATCTATAAAAACAAACGATCGACGGAAACAACGGCGGCAACCGTTAAATCCGTCGATTCTCAAACGGTATAACTTCCGACATCCGTATCTTACGCGCAGGGGGATAAACGAAGGTGTACAGCGCGTAATGCGAGTTGGGTACGATCCGAAACGACGTATGGTAACCATTCCATGGTTCAACGGACGCGGCGACCTGGTGAACATCAAATACCGTAGTGTTAACTCGAAGTTTTTCCATTACTTACCGTTAAAGGAAGGCACGCACCCAGTACGTGAACACCTATTCGGGATCGATGTGATCCGGCGGAAGGGGTGTCGTGAGGCAGTTATCTGCGAGGCTGAAATCGATGCGATGTACGCAATGACTGCAGGATTCCCTGCGCTGGCAGTTGGCGGTGCTTCGTTTTCCAAAAATCAGGCAGATATAATTAAGCGAAGTCCGATCCGGCATTTGTTTATCGCGAATGATAACGATCAAGCAGGACGAAAGTTGAAAGACGAAATCATTAAACGGTTGTATGGATACGTTCGGCTGTCCGAAGTGAAGATCCCGTCCGAATGTAAGGATTTAAACGATATTCAAGACATAGAAAAAACCGGTACCATTATCGCCGAAGCTACGCCGATAGACTATAGACATAGAAATGGACCGCACGGCGGCAACCGTAACGGTCCTGTCATTTTTCCCGTGAACGCATAAGGCATCGCTCGGAAGTGCTCGGCAAAGCACTGTCCGGTGTTTTTAGACGTCCCTGTCGGCAAACAGGGAGTACTGTGCCTTTTTTGCGTATACCTACATGATAGGTATAAACGGGCGATATGTCAACGAATTGTTTACTCAATCCGAACGACTTTTTCGATTGGACAGTCGAGGTATTTACAGATTTTCTCTATTGTCGTTAGTTGTACGGACGCATGTTTCCGGAATTTAGATCCCGTTGTCTTCGAAAATTTAAGGTCGGTAATCAGGTCGATGAGTTTGACATTTTTCTCTTCAAGAGTGACGAAAAGCGGGTCGTAAGAGATCATTATCATACACCTCGATGAATTAGTAATTTTGAGAAATAAAGAGCAAAAATCACCCTAAGTACGAAAATATGTACGTAAAAGACAAAAACAAAGAAAATGAAGCGTACACATTTTCAGACCTAAAACGTATAATGTCTGTATGGATTACGAACAAATTATCGCATACAACGATAAAGTGATGAACTAAACGAAAAATTCTCCGAATAAATCTCGAAAAAAATGCGCGAAAACCTTGTGACCTCCCCTATAAAGATAATGAAGGGATAATTTACATCTAAGGGGTTAGGTACACAAACAAAAACCCTGGGCTAACTATGCCCAAAAGAGGAGAGATCGTTAATGGAGAATTTTAAAGTGGTCAGTGAAAGCAAGACTGGTCGGAAGTTGAACGAACTGTACAACGAATATAAGGCTGGCGATCCATATGCATTTACCGATGCAATGGAAGTTGTGCAACCTAGGATCGAAAGTTACGCTTGCTATGCGGCTAGACGAACTGACATTAACGACCCATCCGTGTACTTCAGTTTTATGCTGGAAGCCGCCTGGAAGGCGTTTGATACCTTTGAGGATCACCGCGAAACAATGTTTACAACATACTTTTCAAATGTTGTAAACAAGGCAGCTGTCGATGTGAAAACTGGGAGAACGAGTGGCTCCCACAAAAAATACTCAGATCATTTTACGCTTGTCTGCGACGAGGATTCCTCAAATGAAGATTGGACACATGCTATTAAGGGTGAAGAATATTGCGCTGGATTTGTTCTAGTGTCTAATCAGTCAATAAATTACAATCACTTTGAGGAAATCCCTGACCGATGTAACGTAGAAAATACCGTTGTCGATAAACTTATGGTTAACGAACAACGCGATCTTATCGATGATCTTTGCGTAGACATTCCGTCTAGCGTCCACGAAACAGTTCAAGCAGTTGTAGATTACCCACGTAAATCGTTTAATTCTATCGCTGAGATTCTTGGTGTTCATCATTCGAAAATAATCCGTAACCTTAGAAAGATATCTGGAAAATACAATACAAAATTATACGGAGATTTGAACGACTATCTTTATCGATCAGGCGAATATATGTACTAAAATGTCGAAGTTAGTCGTTAATACCAAAGTGAATTATATCATGATTAATAATCATTATCAATATAAAACACACGTTCGAAGGAGGTGACTAAAGTGCATGTTCGCTTTGTTGACATAGTGTATTCTGGTGGATTCGAAGAGTACGAAGACCCTGCGGACTACAAGCGAATAGTAAGTACGCTCGCATATAGCGATACGTACGACGAGGAGTGAATGTGCGGTGATTTCCATCATAAATGGGTTGGACGTGGATCGAATGAGAGTTAGTAGGCATGCGATCCGCCGGGCGAGGGAGCGGTATAACCGAGCGAATGATAAAGATGCAGAGGGTTATATTCGAGGCATTCTCCGCAGAGCAGAGTTTGTCGGGGAAACATTAGATGATGAAGGAAACCATGCCTATATGTTTGCACATGGTCGACATGCATTTATTGTCTCACTCGACCATAAGACCATATTGTCTATTCAACGTTTTGAGTCCATTACGTATGGTCCGCTAAAGGAAAAAGTAAGGGATTTACATGCGAAAGAATACCGGAAGCTGGATCGTCGTGAGCGGGCGATGAGACGGCGTTTTGAACTGATTAAAGCGGAGGCAGATGTAGAAATAGCTCAGTTAAGGTTGACAGCACTAAAAACGCGCTCAGAAGCGCGTAGGCTTGCATGCCAGGCACGGATTAACGCTATTAACGAATATATAAACGATTTAAAAACCGAAATAAAGACAGTCGCGGATGAGAAACGACATGTAGCCAGGTCGCAGGTTTCTGTAATGTGAGTATGGTTTCGTCAGTGACTGTCCGTGCCGGCGACGACGTATGGCTGTGATACTAGTAATCTATACACGAATCTTGGTCCGGCTGTACGTCGTCGCGGGCGCAGACCGAACTGCGGGCTGTTGCTTCGATAACAATTAAATGGAGGATGATATAGTGGGTATTCGGGACGCACTGAAGAAACGAGAAGAAGCGAGAGAACAATTAGCGAAAGGGAACTTCGAAAATGATCTACCGGAGGGTGTACTTCGGTACATCAAAAATCAGGAGTTGAACGGTGAGGGGCGCATGTTTCTAATCTTAGACGATCCAGACGACTGGTACACCTATTTTGTACATGACGAGAGACAATACAAACCGTACGAAGTATTCGTCAAGAAACATACGTGTCTCCATTCCCCACAAGGGCTTGGTGAGGACTTTACGAAGTATGACAACAAAAAGGAAGCCGCGAAACACTGTCCTTCCTGTAAGGCTGGAGTACGGCGTCGCCTGTATGCTATGATCCGTCTGTTTGACGTGGAGTATGGGACATGGCGCGTATATGATGCGAAAGAGTTCCACGCACAGAACCTCATCAATGCTTACGATCAGATCGAAGAGACTGCGAAGGAGTTCCAGCCGGACTATTCCCTCGTTGGTCAGGCCGTTATTATGAAGAAAACCAGCGACGGGAAAAGCTTTACCTTCGCGAAGGCTCCAAAGTCGAAAGTACCAGAGGAATCATTTGAAAAGGCGAAAGAGTTTATCGACGATAAGCCGAGCTACGCTGACCTTGCGAATTTCCGCGGATATGCTGAAGTCGTTGAGATTGTAGCAGAAGCTCACCCGGATTCCTGTCCAAACAAATCCGCTGTTATAGGGGCGAATGGCGGTGCGGAGAATCAGGCAGGAACTGGCGATGATACATCACAAAAAATTACCGATAGGGATCTACCTTTTTGATAGAATAGAGAATAATTATAATTAAAGGGGAATCGTATGTCCGAACAGATTAAAGTTATTCATTATTTTAAGTCATTTGAGAATGAATTAGAGTATTTAGTCGTGGAAATCGATGGAGAAAAACGAATGTTTGAATCAACGCAAGATAAGAAAGACGAAGGCACCCGGAACAATTCCGGGTGCTAATTCGTTTTGCGTAAGACATAAGAAAGGAGGACGGTGATGACCGTTGAAGAGCGTCGCGAAAAATTGAAGGTAGTGAAAGAGAAAAAGAAATCTGCAAACGAAACCATGTCGGAAGCTTGGGAACGGATTTACTCGTCCAAACTCACGGACAAAGACCGCGAGAAGATGGACGAAGTGAAGGCGGCGATGGAGGCCGGAGAGATTGAACGAGATCCAGCGGACATGTATACGAAGAAGGGAACGTACAAAAAATTCTCAAAGGCTGAAGCGTTAAGGATGTGGCGTGTTGTTAAGCGAACGAACACGGAAAAGAAACTACGTAATATGGTTGAGAATACACCGAATAATTATCATCTAGTTACGAATATCAACAAATTACGAGAGATGAAGAAATTTATAAAATCCGCAGACGTAATCGCTGTTGATTGTGAAACTTTTGTTCCAGAAGGCATTGAGGGGAGTGCACTTGATCCCTGGACAAATAAAATGGCTGGCTTCAGCGTCTCTACAGATGAGAATCATTTCTACATCCCTCTAAACCATAATGAAAAAACTAATCTAGACGAAAGTACTGTTGTTTCTGAACTTAAAAGTACTTTGGAGTCTTCAAAGATTGTTATGCACAATGCTCCGTTTGACTGTAAGTGTTTTTGGTTGCAGTACAAAATAGATTTGATTAGCCCCTTGCACGCTGACACACAGGTTATGGCAATGTCCTTAAACGAGAACCGGAAACACAAGTTAAAGGGTTTATGCGAAGATTGGTTACAAATGGAAGGAGACAACTTCAACGAATTGTTTGAAGAAGGTGTTTTTAATACTGTACCATTAAAAGTTGCAACAGTGTATGCTGCGGGCGATACTGAGAAAACGTTGAAATTATATCGGTGGATGCTGCATCAAATGTCTTTACGTGAAGACTTGATGCGTATTAAAAAACTGTTGTTTGAAATAGAAATGCCAGTAATGAAAACATTTATTTGTTCGGATATTAGAGGTCTTCACTTTGATGTTGAAGAGGCGCGTACTCTCGACAAACAGTTTGAATGTGAGATTAAAGAAATATCCGAAGATATTTATAATTTATTAGGTGAAAAAATTAATCTTAACTCAAATCAACAGTTAAGCAATGTTTTATTTAATAAACTGAAATTACCTAATCCAGAAAATGGATCAACGTCAACTAAAAAGGTTCTTGCGAAGATTAGCAATAAACACCCTGTTATTCGTAAGTTAATTGAGTACCGACAAGTACATCAATTACGAAAAGCATTTACGAATAAACTACCAAACAACATCAAACCTGATGGGAAAATTCATCAATCACATAACTCGTGGGGTACCGTGACTGGGCGATTTACTTGCTCAAACCCAAACACACAACAAATGCCATCTAAACGGCCGGAAATCAGGCGTCTGTTTAAGCCTGATCCAGGTCGTATTTTTGTTTCGATTGACTACTCTCAAATTGAACTACGTGTGCTTGCTCACCTTGCTAATGATCCGGTTCTTATTGAATCATTTCATAAGGGACGAGATATCCACTCAGCTACAGCAGCACAAATATCAGGCATCCCTTATGAACAAGTTGAAGAACGAAAAGATGTTGATGGTTCGATCGAACAGAAATTACGTAAACAAGCGAAATCAGTTAACTTCGGGATCGTCTATGGTATGACTCCGGTTGGTTTATCTACCGAATTAGACATTTCTCAAAAAGAAGCAGAGAAGCTAATCGATAGCTATTTTGCTAGTTACCCATCAATTAAAGAATATATGGATAAGCAGGTTGAGCTAGTACGTAAAATGGGCTATGTCGTTGATCTGTTTGGGCGTAAACGTAGACTCGGAGATCGTAGACGTAAATTCCTTACGAATGGTGAAAAGCGACAAGCGGGTAATTCTCCAGTACAAGCAAGCGCGGCTACTATTCTTAAAAAATCAGTCGTTGATCTACAACCTATTCTTCCAACGATGGACGTAAACATTCGCCTTCAGGTTCATGACGAATTATTATTTGATTGCCCGCGAGACATCAGCCAGGATAATCTTCTTGTAATTCGGGACACAATGGCGAACGCTGTAAAACTAAAAGTACCGATCTTTTGTGATATTGAAATTTACCCAGATCGATGGGCAGAGAAAGTCGAATTTGACAATTGGTTTGGGAGGGATTTACGTGTCTGAAGACAGTAAAAAAGCTACACAGATAACTAATCATGTGTCTGTTCAACTTAAAAGCCCCATCGAAATACCTAATTTTATAGGAGGTAAGGATTCTTTTCATACTAAGACTTTAAGTAACCGACAGAATATACCTATGTCTAATCGGATGTTGGTATTTAAGTTAGATGATATTATACCAAAAACAGAGTATGGAATACCTGAAACATTGAATGTTGAAACTTTATTTTGTCATCCTGTTTCTGGTGAGGTACTGGAGAAGGGAGAAATCAGGATTCCCAAAGAAAATATCAAAGCGGTAATACAATCCCCACAAAGCGATGCGTTTTAAAAAGAATAAAACAAATAGGGGTGACGAAATGTTATTCGAAACCAATCGCATATATAATTGTGACGTACTTGAAGCCCTGCGGGAAATGCCTGCAGGTTTTTTTCATACTTGTGTTACTTCTCCTCCGTATTGGGGGTTGCGTGATTATGGGCAGCCAGGACAGATAGGTTTGGAGGATACCCCAGAAGAATATATTGAAAAGATAGTCGAGGTTTTTCGTGAAGTTCGTAGAGTGTTACGTGATGACGGTACGTTATGGCTGAACTTAGGGGATAGTTATGCGCAAAATGGACGATCTACGAACAACAAAGGATTTAACGAGCGGAGCGGAAACGCGTCAGGCCAACGAAAGCAGGAAGTACAGAAACCGAAGAGGGTTGTTCCTGATTATATTAAGATTGCCAACAAGCGAATTAATAGAGTGCGCCAACTTTCGCTAGATTTTAAGGAGGTAACCAATGACAAATCCGTTACGCCAACGAGCGCGAAAACAATATAGTGAACCTTTTAGGGAAGCCTTCGGGGATCAGGTAGAACGCGAGTTTATCGAACAACTTGACGCGTATTACTCCGATCCTCGTTCTTCTTTGTATATTCACCAGTTGGAGGAATCATTTTATAAACAGCGCTTGGATCACGTCGGGTGGAAACCGTATCCGAAAGATGGTCTGGTAACGTTCGGTGCGTCAGGTACCGATAAATGCGACCTTGAAGTATATTACCGTAACCAAAAGATCAAACCGGAGAAACGTCACGATTTTCCTTTTCGTGGTCGGCAACGCCGGCAAGGAACGGCCATTATCGAAATGGTTCAACTCGATTTAATTCATATGCCCGTGAGACTAGGAGATCGTGCTAAGTTTCGCTTAAAGAAAACGAAGTCCGGCGAATATGCAATTGAAGATGCAGCGCAGCATCGGGCTGTATATGAGGTAGAAATGGAAGACGGATATAAATGTCGATTTGCCATCACCGCAAAGCCGGACGGAATCCTTGAATATGAAGGGCGCGACCTGCTTTTCGAGTATAAAACGAAAGCAACCGGACTACGTACGATGAATGGGAAACTCGATTTCAAGGGACCGGACGCTGGACATATGCGCCAGGTTACCGCGGAATCACTCGTATTCAGAATCAACGAAGGAATCTTACTTTACGAATCAACTCAGAAACCGTCGTGGTTCAGCGATGAGGAACGGAAATCAGTGACGAAAGGTCAAAAAACGTGGAGGGAAGGCGCGCCACTGGCTGATGTCAGGGCGTTTTATTTTTCGATCAGTGCGGAAGAGCAGCATGCATTGTTACATCACCTCGCGAAGCAGGCGCGGAACGTTTACGAAAATACAAAGCCGACTGTTACGCCTGAAATGACGAACAAATGCGCATTCTGTGATTTTTTCTATTCGCATTGTCAAGCCGATCAGCCTACGAAGGTAATCGAAAACCTGCGCCAGGTTGAGCGACAGATGGCTAAATCGCACATGGCAGGGAAGTTTGAGCACCGTAATTTAGTCGAATATTTGAGTGCAGTCCCAGAGGAGGCGGGGAAATGAAAAACATTATCAAGTTGACGCTTTTGGGTTTGTTGAATGTAATCGGCGTTATCGTTGTAACCTGCACGCTTGTTGCCTTTTGTGCCTACTTAGGATATTTAATTGCGGGGCCTTACGGCGGGTATTTCGGTGCAGGGGTTCCCGGAGTATTATTTCTCGCTTATAAAATTGGGGAGATTCGATATAGTGACTAAACGCTATTTAGGACTCGACCTATCCATCTCACGACCGGGCTTCGCGGTACTGGAAATTAAACGCCGTAAGCCCGTTCTTATTTTTTGCAGGCATATCAAGACGAACGCCAAACTATCGCACGGTGATCGTCTGGCACACATCAAAGCGCATGTCGACGCGCTCCGTTACGATTACGGTCCGTTCGATGCTGTGATCCGTGAGAAAGCGTTCCATAACGCTAGGGTCAACGCAACGGCAGGCGGTTACAAAGTCGCGGGGATCATTGACTACACTCTGCGTGGGTACGACATCGTAGAGATCGCGAACAGTACGGTCAAAAAATCATTGACCGATAACGGCCGGGCAGACAAATGGGAAGTAGAACGGGAGGTTAAACGGTGGTTTCCTTCTCAGGATTTTAAGACGGATGACGAATCAGATGCGGTCGCTGTATGTCTGACGTATTTACTTCGAGAAAATTTGATCAATGATGCGCGAGGTTAGCTCTATCTCCCCTATAAAGACAGTGAAGACACTAAACTGGGAGGCGAGGGTGTGAACGAAAAACCTACGAAAATTATTAGTCTGGGTGCAGGTGTACAGTCGTCTGCGTTGGTCATGATGGCTGCAAATGGTGTATTCGGAGAAGATTATCCGAAAGTAGCTATATTCGCGGACACAGGGTGGGAACCGAAAGAGGTTTACGCTTACCTAGAATGGCTAGAAACCGAGGCGGGCAAGTATGGAATCAAAATCGTCAGGGCGTCGAAAGGGAATCTGCGTGATGACTTCTATCGCTCGGTTAAAACCGGGGAGAGGGTCGCGTCGATTCCTTTCTTTGTGCGTAACGAAGACGGTTCGAAAGGTATGTTATGGCGGCAATGCACAAGCGAATACAAAATCGGCGTGGTACGTAAAGAGATCCGAAGGCTTCTCGGCTGATAGCCGAGAAGCCGCGTAAAGGATCACGTTGACCTGTGGATGGGTATTTCTACGGACGAAATACAACGAGTAAAACCGTCGCAGGTAAAATTTATTACGAACAAGTACCCGCTGATTGACGGCGGGTTTTCTCGTATGGACTGCATTCGCTGGATGGTCGATCACGGATACCCGGAACCTCCTAAATCGTCGTGCATTGGGTGCCCATATCACAATGACGCACACTGGCTCGATATGAAAGAGAACGATCCAGAATCGTGGAAAGAGGCGGTCGAGTTTGATCGGTTCGTCCGTAATGGTCTACCGAAGGTTAAGGGCGAGGTTTACCTGCATCGTTCGTGCAATCCGCTTGATGAGGTCGAATTTGACCATAAACCGGAGCATGAACAGCTCGACTTGTTCGGGAATGAATGCGAGGGAATGTGCGGTATTTAAAGGAGGTTAATCTATGGGGGAGTTGTCTCAAGATGAGGAACGGTGGTTGTCACTAGGAAGGGAGATAGACCAGAAACGAAAGCTTGAAAATTGGAAGGCATACCGGAATGAGAGATAAACGACAAAGTGATGGATGTCGCTGACGAGTACGAGGAAGTACTAATTTACAACAGACAAAGGGGATGGTCGTGATTCTTGTTGTGTACACGTCGCGCACGGGAAACGTTCGGCGCTTTGTACAACGATTGGGGATGCCATCAGTTGAAATCAGGGGTGGTGTATGGGTTAACTCACCTTTTTTACTCATTACACCTACGATAGGATTTGGTCAGGTTCCGGGTATAGTGGATGGATTTCTGACGAGAAACAAACGTTTCTTAGTCGGGGTTGCTTCGAGTGGAAATAAAAACTGGGGCAGTAACTTCGCGAAGGCGGGGGAACTAGTGGCAAAGAAATATGAGGTTCCGCTGCTTCACAAGTTTGAGCTTTCAGGAACACGTGCGGACGTAGAAATACTTCTAAAGAGGGTGGGACCGCTTGAAACACATCGAGTTAAATAGCGAAATTATGACGAAGGTAGGCGGGTTTTATCAATTAGAAAAGGATAGTGTTGCTGTAACTGAATTTATGAGAGAAGTTGACGGGCGATCAATGAAGTTTAGCTCTCCAATATCACGTATGGAATGGCTTATTGAAAATGAATTTTACGAAAACTTTTTCGAAAAATATTCGAGGAATCAAATCCGATCCTTGCTTGATCTTGCGTACCGATATGACTTCAAGTTTCAATCATACATGGCTGTTTCAAAGTTTTATCGGGACTATGCATTGAAGACAGACGACAAGGAACAGTATCTCGAACACTACGAAGATCGTGTTGTTGCCTGTGCGTTGTTTTTAGGTGGGGGTGATTACTTAAAAGCTGAACGCTTCGTGAAGGTGATGATGGAACAACGATACCAACCTGCAACACCTACTTTTATGAACGCAGGAAGAAAACGTCGCGGGGAAATGGTTTCTTGTTTTCTCTTAGAAATGGATGATAGTTTAAACTCGATTAACTACAATATCAACACTGCAATGCAGCTATCGAAAATCGGTGGTGGAGTTGCAGTTAACCTTTCAAAAATCAGAGGGCGTGGTGAGGCGATTAAGGGAGTTGAAGGAGTTGCCAAAGGTGTAGTACCAGTAATGAAGTTGCTGGAAGACGGTTTTTCTTATGCAGATCAATTAGGGCAACGACCGGGGGCGGGCGCAGCATACCTGAATGTTTTCCACTGGGATGTTTTGGAATTTCTTGAGACAAAAAAGATCAACGCAGATGAAAAGATTCGAATCAAAACAATGTCGATTGGACTTGTTATTCCGGATAAGTTTTTCGAGTTAGCAGAAAAGAATGAGCCGTACTATATTTTGGCACCTCTCACTGTATACAAAGAATATGGAAAACACATGGACGACATGGACATGGATGAAATGTACGACAAACTTATCACGAACCCACGTATTAAAAAACGAAAGATGGACGCGCGGGAATTACTAAACAAAATTGCGGCAACACAGCTACAGTCTGGTTACCCGTACATCATGTACAAAGATAATGCGAATAGGTTGCATACACTAAGTGCTGTCGGTGATATCAAAATCACAAATTTATGTACTGAAATCTTTCAGTTACAAGAAACGTCGCAAATCAATGAATATGACGAGGATAACATCATCAAGCGAGATATTTCCTGCAACCTTGGGTCGTTGAATATTGTTAACGTAATGGAAAGCAGAAAGATCAGGGAAAGCGTTCACGCAGGGATTGATGCCTTGACTTCAGTATCCGATATTGTATCAATCGGAAATGCTCCTGGAGTACGCAAAGCGAATGAAGAATTACACAGCGTCGGACTAGGCGCAATGAACTTGCACGGGTTTTTTGCGAAAAATAAAATTCAGTACGAATCGGAGGAGGCGCGAGATTTTGTGCGTACCTTCTTTATGTTGATGAATTATTATTCTCTTGAAAAATCTATGCTCATTGCGAAAGAGCGTGGTGTAACTTTCAAAGACTTTGACAAATCGGATTATGCTAACGGTAAGTATTTTGACAAGTATCTGGAGAAGGATTTTTTGCCTCGAACGGAAAAAGTGCGTGAGCTATTTGACCTAGAAGACATTCCGACGCAGGAAGCGTGGGCAGAGTTACGGGATCAAGTGCGTAGATGTGGTCTATACCATGCTTATCGACTTGCGATTGCACCAACGCAGTCGATTAGTTACGTACAGAATGCGACATCCAGCGTTATGCCGATCGTTGATCATGTAGAAACAAGAGTCTACGGAAATGCAACAACGTACTACCCTATGCCGTTTATGTCTCCTGAAACCTACTGGTATTACAAGTCGGCATATAATATTGATCAATTTAAAATGATCGATTTAATTGCAGAAATCCAGCAGCATGTTGATCAAGGGATTAGTACGATTCTGTATGTTAATAGTGACATATCGACGAATGAACTCGCGCGCTACTACATCTACGCACACAAAAAAGGGTTGAAGTCGTTGTATTACACGCGTAATAGAATGCTGGATGTTTCTGAGTGTACGAGTTGCTCTGTATAAAGGAGGTATGACATGAAGGCAGTCAACTGGAATCGAATGTATGACGAATACACAGAAGTTTTTTGGAAACAGAATATTTCGCAGTTTTGGACGGAGGATGAAATATCTGTGTCTCGTGACCTTGAAGCATGGAGGACTCTTACAGAGGAAGAGAAGGCAACGTATGTTGAAGCGTTATCAGGGCTTACTGGCTTGGATACGTTACAGGGAGACAGCGGTATGCCGCTTATAGCGCTGCACGTCGACGACATGAAGAAAAAGGCGGTACTTTCATGGATGGGGACAATGGAACACATTCATGCGAAAAGTTATTCACATATTTTTACGACACTCCTTCCCTCTCATTTAACTGATTACTATCTAGATAAATGGGTCGAAAATCAACCGCAATTGAAAAAGAAAGCGGAATTGATTGGTGACTATTATCATGCACTTCAGAAGAAAAGCGCATCTCCGTATGAGTTATACATGGCGATGGTCGCGTCTGTATTTCTCGAAAGCTTCTTGTTTTACAGTGGGTTTTATTACCCACTCTATATGTCAGGTCAAGGCAAATTAGTAGCAAGTGGAGAGATTATTTCACTTATTATTCGTGACGAATCAATTCACGGTCTATATGTCGGAACACTTGCTCAAGAGGTTTACCAATCCATGTCTAACGAAGATAAAGAGAAGTCAGACAAAGAAACAACGGAATTACTTTCCAAACTTTACGAAAATGAAATCGAATATACACGTGAAGTATATGAAAAAGTTGGGCTTTATGAGGACGTATGTCGGTTTGCACGCTATAACGCAAACAAGGCGCTGATGAACCTAGGGCGTGAACCTCACTTTCCAGAAGAAACTGTCAATCCGATTGTCATGAACGGGATTCGGACGGATACAAAAAATCACGATTTCTTTTCAACTAAGGGAAACGGTTATGTTCTTTCGTTGAATGTAAAGCCGATTACAGACGATGATTTTGTATTTTGAAGGGGGTGAACCCATGGCCAAGATCGTAAAGAAACCGATCCGAACCAAGCGCGGAATGTACAAAATGAAAATTATTGACGATGATGTATCATTCCGCATGATTTTGTACGAAAGGAAACGACGTTTCGGTATACCGTTTTGGGAGCAGGTTGAGGGGGAAAGAACAGTCCACCTGGATGAAGCTTCGGAGATGAAGGAAATTATACGAGAATTAATATCTGAGTACGAAGGTGTGAAGGAAGAAACGAAAAGCCACGAAGGATTGGTCGATGAAGTGCGTCGTCGCTTGAAGGATTGGGATGGTGAGGTTAAGTAAAAGGAGGGGAGGATATGATTTACGCCGTGATAGTACTTCGAGACGCTAAACGAATTGATGAAAGAGTTTGACGAAGTACTTAACTTTGACCCAACCACTACACGATCCATGGGTTGTATCGAAAGGATTTTAGATTTTGAAATATCACGAGGAGAAACAAAAGGAGGAATGATGATGAAAAAGTTTCCGGTTGTGTCGAGCATCACCGGAAAAGAGTATCTAGTAAAAATTAAAGACCTTGAAAGTGGTTTTCGCTTGGTTTCATGTGGAGCAGGGGAAATTTCTTTACTTGAACCGAAAAAGGTGATAGGGATTCCCGTTTTCGTCGAAGTAGCGGGTAGGTGGTTCGAAAAATACGGAGACGACGCATTTGACGGCGGATTTGTACGGGAAGCGGAATACCTGGTCAGAGATTATGAAGATGACTTACGAAAGGAAGAGGATCGGAAGCATAACGAAGAGTTAGGACAAAAAGAATTTGATGAGTGGGATGGTGTTGTACGTTGAGGATTCCACATAAAGTTAAAGTCGGAGCAATTACTTATACTGTCGAGGATGTAGCGAGACAGTTTTCACGAGAATCTCTTTTTGGTCAAATATTTTATGGGGATCATCGTATTGAACTCGCGGAAGATATCAGCGAACAACGACGATTTCAGACATTTATACATGAACTAGTCCACGCAATCTTATTCGAAATGGGTATGGAGGATTATAACGACGAAGAGTTTGTACGTAGATTAGCGAATATGCTAACGCAAGTAATAGTTGCTAACGAATGGGAAATTACTACAGAGGAGGACGAACAATAAAAGGATCTGATGAAACATAATAAGACGGGTATTTTTAGGGTGATCTGTGCTGGTGTGCGAGATTTTTCCGACTATAGTCTACAAATAGGTGGGAGGGATGGCTATAGTGTTCAGCGATATGTATGATACGGGCGGGCGATCGCATAAATACAAAAACGGCCAACTAGTGCCATTTGGATATGACTTGAACGTAAAGGTTAAACGTGTTCATCCTGACGCAGTAATCCCGGAATATGCGACGTATGGTGCGGCAGGCTTCGATCTAGTTGCGGTGGAAGACGTTATTATCGAGCCGGGAGAGACGAAATTAATTCCGACAGGGATTGCGTTTGAGATTCCGCAGGGATTTGAAATGCAGATACGGATGCGGAGCGGGATTTCCAAACGAACACCGCTACGGTTACCGAATAGCGTAGGAACAATCGATAGTGATTATAGGGCGGAAGTGTTCTTGATGTTCGAGAATGCCCAAGTGATGCATGACGAAGTATATACGGATGGACGTCAGGTGAGGTGGGTACGTACACTTGAAGATAATTGTGTTAAAGTCAACGAATATGTAGACGATGGGTCATACATCGTTCGTAAAGGAGATCGAGTTGCGCAGGCTGTTATCGCTCCTGTCCTTCGCGCAAACTTCGAAGAGGTTGACGAACTGAGCGAGACGGAAAGAGGGTGCGGTGCGTTCGGAAGTACCGGGACGCGGTGATAAGGAAAGCGGGAGCCGACGGAAGCTCCCTTCTTTTATTTCTTACGGTTTAAGGAGGGCGCTGGATGACTGGGACGGCAAAGTAAAATAAGGAGGGGAAATGATGGCGAAAGACTTCGATTACTATATCGAATTATTTGAGGTCGGAGAAATCGACAATCATGAGTTCATCGAGAAAACAACCGATAACTTGTTTGGTGAAAAGAGGCGACAGGTCAGGGAAAGGATGCGGAGGTATAACCTACCGGAACCTTCATTCAAGGAAATGAAGCGGATACGAGAGTTGCATCGCCGAGGGAAAATAACGACGGGGGAACTACTCGAAATGGTTCGTGCCAGTCGTTTCGACAATGTACAGCGAAAGATAAACGAGTTGTTTATCGGTAAAAATGGCGAGGAGGAATAACGATGGGCAACCACGCAGTTTCGCTACTTCGACGCGAACTTCGAAAGAACCACAACGAAATAATCGAGCTTAGGAAAGATTTCGACGATGCACTTAACTTCGACCCTGACGGTTTGCGGAAATCCGAAAGGATTCAACATGAAATAGAAAAACGCAGAAAAATAATCCGAGACTGCGATAAAGCAATCAATTTAATCATACGTGAGACTGACGCAGCGGTTCAGATGGAATTATTCGGGGAGGACGGTGAAGTGGTTAATTCGTTTGTACCTGACGCGAAAATACTAGGGGTTGTTGACGGACTATATAACGAACTCAACCCGGAGGAGGACGAATAATGTTCAGCGACATGTATGACGACCTGGGGCGTACTCACGAATACAAGAACGGTCAACGAGTTCCTATCGGCTATGACATAAACGTAAAGGTTAAACGGCTTCACCCTGACGCAGTGCTTCCGCAGTACGCTACGAATGGTGCTGCGGGTTTTGATTTAGTCGCAGTGGAGGACGTAATTATTGAGCCGGGACAGGCGAAATTGATTCCGACCGGGCTTGCGTTTGAAATCCCGGAAGGATTCGAAATGCAGATTCGGATGCGGAGCGGGATTGCCAAACGAACTCCGCTTCGGTTACCGAACTCGATTGGTACGATTGATGCGGATTATCGCGGCGAAGTGTTTATGATGTTTGGGAATACTGCAAGTCCCAGTGAGCAACACGGTGACACACTGTTTGCGCATATGATTGAAGGTACTCATGGTAACGGCATTACCGCGGGTGGTTTCGTAGTTATCGACGGGTATTCGGACAATGCGCATGATCCTTCGTACATCATCCGCAAAGGTGACCGCGTAGCACAGGCCGTTATCGCCCCCGTCATGCACGCAAACTTCGAAGAGGTTAACGAACTGAGCGACACGGAAAGAGGGGGCGGAGGTTTCGGGTCAACGGGGGTGTGAGTGAATGATTACGGAACAAGAAGCACTGAAAAAAGTACGAGAAGCTGATCGGAGAGTAACGGAAGCAAAGGCTCGTTTGCGCGCTCATTTCGATGAAGAGGAGATACGGAAATTGGAATTGAGTTTTTACTGTCGAAGCGTTTACGCATTAGGCGTTGCTTGGGGTGTATATGAAACAGTTAAAAACGTCAAAACGAAAAGAGACGACTGAGGTTTTGGGAGTACCGGGACGCGGTGATTAATCGTTAAATCATGCGTTGACATAATCGTTAATTGATCGTAATATGGAGCTGACAACATGAAAACAATATTTATTTACCGAGAGGAGAAGGGGATTGCACAGGTTGAGGCTCCGTAGTATGCACATCAATCCATTCTGGCTTAATCGAGTTTCAGGAGGAGACTGCAAGGCAACGGCGATCAGTCCGCGCACGGTCGAACTAGAAGGGGAATTATTAGACATCCATCCATCTGACGATATTCACTTACATCCGGGTGAATTGGTACACATAACGGCATTAGACTTCATCTACTTCAGTACAGAAAAAGAAATAGAAGAAGAACAAAAGAAAATAAAAGAGATGCGAGAGAAAGAGGAACGGGAACGGAGGGATATTCTAAACCGCAGACGGGATGAAGCAGAAAAATTCAACGCTTCAATCAAGGTTCCCGTTAAATGGACAGCCGCAATTAAACTTGTTAAAGGCGGGTTACTTGAAAACTCATGGGGTGACGGGAGAAACAAGAGAACAGTGCAGCACATCCTGATTCAGGAAGACCTGAAGGAAGGAAGGTTAAAACGGAGTGCGGGAGAGTTTCTCTGCAAAGCTGGATCAGGGAGGCTGTGGGATGATGAGGAGAAATGGTGGGACGGAGAAGGGCAGACGTATACCCCGAAGATTACCTGTAAGACGTGTTTGAAGATCGCGAAGAGGTGGGAAAGCGCACCAAAGGTCAGGAGGGCATGAAACGGTGAAGCATACGGAATACAGGTACCCGCTTCCGCAGATAAAGACGGATTCGGAACCGCAAGAAGAAGAAGAGGCCGAACGGCGGCAACCGATCGACCCTCTGTTTAAGAAATTTATTGGCTCATGATTCATTATAGCACAAAGGCACGCCTAGGTAACTAGGCTAGACGTAACTTCAACCAATGTGTATAACAAACCGTAAGGGAGAGATTACGATGACGACGATTGAAATCAATAGGGTTTCCGGGAACGAAACTGAGTTTGTCGTAGGGTGCGAGTTTGACTCAAAGGAGGACGCTGAGCGAGTTTTTGAGCAGATCGGTAAAGAGTATCAGACCAAACCCAAAATCGGAGATGGCGACTTTTTGGTCGACCTGTACCGCGGACATGACCTGATAGACACGGTTGTGACCGACGGGGTGGGCGCGGTGCAGATCGACGAACGTTTTTTCCGGGAGGAATAACGTTTTGCAAACTGTATACCTAATCGCATCGTTCGCACTTGCGGGAGCCATCGTCGGCTCCCTTTTTTTATTTCTCACGATTTAAGGAGGCGTTCTATTTGCCGACACTCATCGAACGTTATTACGCTGGGGAAATCACGGCAGAGGAATACGTGCAGGCGATCCGAGGGGAACTCGAAAACTCCTCGCAGATAAAGAAGGCGCGGGAGAGGGACGAATGGCTTATTGACGTTAGAAAACAATGTGAGGAGGAGTAGGTATGCGACGTAAATGGACGTTCGGTAATAGAGTTCTGGAGTTTGAACACGAAGAGGAGACGCAGCAAAAGGCGCAAGCATGGCTAGTTAAAGGGGAGGACGAATAAATGAGCGAAGTAAACCTGAACGTCATGCTGATCGGTAAAACCCAAATCTCGCAGAAGTTCGCGGAGAAGCTAGCGGCGGAGGCTAAACGTGAAGTGGTAGAGGATATAGCGGAGGAAAAGGAAGCGCAAGCCATCGCATTAACAGCAATCCGTACATGCTACTCCGCAAATAAGCCGACGGAAATCGTCGTAAAGGAAGGCGACAAGTATTTCGGTCGCAGTGCAACGGACGGAGAGGTAGGGACGGAAGCTGACCGTCTGATTCGTCATATTATGCGGTCAAAGCATACGTCAACGATTGAACATTTGACGTATAATTTCGCAGTCGAAGGTCTCTCCCGGTCAGCGTTGTCGCAATTAACCCGTCATCGCTTTTTTAGTTTCAGCGTTCAGAGTCAACGGTATGTCAAATTCGGGAGTGACGATAGAACGGGCGGGTTTGATTATGTGATGCCTCCGTCTGTGCTTGGGACTCCTAACAGTTTTTTATCCAAGCAACTTTTTAAACGCGCGATGAAAAATGCGCAGGAGTCGTACGACAAGTTAAGAGAGAGAGGAGTTCCCGCGGAGGACGCACGTTTCGTCCTTCCGAATGCTGCCGCATGTAATATCGTTATGACCGGAAACCTGCGTGCGATCCTCGACTTTTACTCCAAGCGTAAGAAAGGGCGCGGGGCACAGTGGGAAATCGCTGACCTAGCCGATCAGATCCGAGCGGAAGTAATCGAAGCCGACCCCTGGACGGAACAATTTTTCGAGGAGGTTTGACGAATGATCCCCACGGTCGCATGCATTTTAATATTGTCGGTGTTTCTATTCGTGATATTCTCGTATGTCCGCGCGCTAAATGAAGTGCGACAAATTCTGAAGGACACAATAGACGGGCCTGTACAGCGATTGATTGATTCGTATGCGGACGATTCGTGGTATCAAAAAGCATCTAAAGAGTTGGACGAATGGAGAGAAAAAAGGAGGTTTAACAGATGATTAAAATCGCATTGACCGGACGCATGCGATCCGGAAAATCAACGGTTGCCGCGTACCTTTGCGAAAATTACCGATTCTCAGAGTTCGCCTTTGCTGACGCGTTAAAGGACATCGCTCATATTATTTTCGGAAAGCCCTCGGAAAAAGACCGGGGGCTTTATCAATTCGTAGGGCAAAAAATGCGTGAATACGATCCTGACGTGTGGGTTAAAAAGCTGGATCATTCGATTAAAGACTGGTTGCTACGTGATCATCAGCGGGGAAACATCGTGATTACCGACTTAAGACAACCTAATGAATACGAATACTGCCGTAATTACGGATACGTTATCATTCGCGTTAACTGCCCGGATACTGTACGGCTGGATCGAATCCGGGAGTCGGGCGATAAGTTTGACGAAGATATGCTGAATCACGAAACGGAAAAATACGTGGATGCCTTCGAGGTTGATTACGAGACTGATAACGGTGGAACCTGGCGGGGAATGGCGGAGCAGGTAGATTATATTATTCGTGATATTAAGCTGAAGGAGAGATGATGTATGGGGAAATCCTATGTATTTGCTTTGGTTACAGATACCTGCCCAAACGAGACTTACGAAGAGGGCGATATTATTTTTGTCATTAGATATTTTGATGACGCCATTTCGGGTGTTTCTATGATTAAGGAAAAAGGAGAGAAAATCTATGTGAAGGAGAGTTGCTACAGAATTATAACTGACCAGGAAGCTAAGGAATTAGGAGCAAATGTAGAATTTATGAGAAAAGGTCACCCGAACTCAAAAACAATGTTTAAAATCCCCCGAAGATGCTTTCGATGATGATACCGTAACTTTCTTCATAAATAATGCATATACGGGGGATTTTGTATTATATAGTTGTATTATTCTTCTGTGGTACGAACTATATGGCGCGTGTCGGGTGCAGTATAACCAAATAACCGAAATGTCAGCCACCCGTCCTCACGGCCATCAAATATATAATGATACGTTTTATCGTGAGGAAGTTTGTGTTTGTCAATAAACCCACGTGCTGAAGCGTATCCGCGGGCATCGAATCGTATAGGTGACTTGTCTGTTATACGTACGACATCTGGTTTCGCTATCCCGATACGCTTATTTACCTTGTCGTAACCTACGTAAAGATTCACGGGTATTTTCACACACCCTAATTCCATCTGTAGTGGTTTATTAATGTACAGCCTTTTGTTTTTATCGATTGAGACTATTTTGTTCGTTGACGGTCGTCCCTTTTTGCTACTGGATGCATCGAACACGTCAAAGGGCATTCGATCACCTCCCTATAATTTGTTCACGATCATTTTCGACGGTGTTACGTTCTATTATACGTTCAGCGAAAAGCTATGTGCAAGACAGCAGGGAATCTAGTCGGAAAATAGCGAAAATATTATCGTTTATAACGGGATAATCTCGCGTAAGCTTATCCCTTTATTTTTATGCTAAAAATGCGCGAAACCTCTTTGATCTCCCCTATAAAGATAATGAAGGCACTTTATGTTCCATATGTATATGGAGGTTGTTAACGATGATAAAAACTATAAAATACTACGATGTTGAGTCAGTCTCTGGTGTCATTCGGTTTATTCGAGACTGGAGACATCATAGAATCGATGCGAAATACGCTGTTATCGATTTCCACTCCGCAGTCAAACAAGCAAACCTAACTCCAGAAGAAGCTTCGGCTGTGGAACTCGTGATGGATTACGGTGTAGAGCTTTCGCTAAGTGCTCGGTATGTTTTTGTTCGCGCTTGCCAAAAGATTGCGAAAGTATTCCGGAAGAAGAATTATGGACGAATGAAGATTACGAAATTTTGCTAAATGGGAGGGTGGACGGAGGTGATGTGATTAATCGACGTGATCCTTACGTTTAATGACGGTTTATTCTACGGGTTGTTAATCGGTTTTATTCTGGGATGTATGTTCACCGTGATCTATTACGATAATCATGATGATTTTGATTAAGATTTGATTAAGAACGGTTGGTCGTCACGATGATGACTGACGATTGGGAAAGACGAAGAAGACAGACGGCTGACCTCTCGAAAATTAACTGGGAGGTCGGTTTTTATTGGAGCACGCAACAGACGAAGTATTTGTGCCGAAAGGACGAAGCGCTGCACACTTACGCAATAAATCGGGGGATATAACGGTTAAGCAATGCGGGGACTGCCGCCGAATGCTCCCGTTAGACGATTACGCGAGGCTGTCAAAAGGATTAGGTGGGAGGCAATCAGTTTGCAGATCGTGTATGGCAAAGCGGAAGAAAAAGGGGCACGAAGGCAAGCGAAAAAGGGAGACCGACCGCCTGTGGTTGGGAGGTACCTGTATAAGGAAACGGTGTCCTTGTTGTGGTATTTGGAAATCAAGAAGGGAATACCGTTTCGTCGAATCAACCCGTGATCAATTGGATACACACTGTACCGAATGTAGCAGCGCAAGACAGTCGAGTTGGAAACGATTGAATCCGGATCGATTACAGGCGTATAGGAACAGACGGCGTGCAATGAAAATGGCGCTATCGTATGATCTTACTGCTGCGGACTGGTACGGTATCCGTTACGAAAAATTTAACGATTGTTGCGCCCTGTCTGGCGTGAATAACATATCCCTTGACCATTTTATAGCGCTGAAGACGGGTCACGGAGGTACAGTCATCGGAAATGTTTATCCGCTTTGTCGTCTTCTTAATTCATCGAAAGGGGATATGAATCCTTTCGAGTGGGTTAAGCGAAATGGCGTACGGGAACGGATCGACATAAAACGGTTTAATACGCTGGTAGAATATCTCGCGGAACAAAACGGTTTAACAGTCGATGAGTTCCGCGATTTTGTTTATTGGGCGTATGAGAACCCGCGAAGTTTGGAGGAGGTGCAACGAGATCATAGGGTTAACTCGATTGAGTTATGGAGGCAGTAAAATGATACCAAACCATTACGGATATTCACTTCGAAAAGACGAGGAACCTTTCGCTTATAAAATCCCGCCTGGGGGTAATTGGCGGACCTTAAGTGAGGAAGGACAGTTGAAATGTTGGAATGGGAAAATTCCACAAGGTGGTGGGTGTACAAACCGACTGAGACGACGATCTTGGGACGAACCAGCGGGGACAATTACTTCTACTCCACTACAGAAGCTTTCTTGTCAGTTACACCCTGGTCAATTAGACGGGGAGGTTGATACGATGAACTATAACGTAACACCAACACAACCGAGTAACGGTTTTGCCGCCGCAGAATTATTCTGCGGCGGCGGTCTTATGGCGGTCGGACTAAAAGAGTCCGGCTTTAATATTGTTTGGGCAAACGACTTTGACAAGCGCGCAATCCAAGCGTATCGCTACAACTTGGGCGGAAATGTTATACATGCGGACATTAAAATGATTGATCCTAACGAGATACCAGACGTGGACATTATCGCAGGCGGTCCGCCTTGCCAGGATTATTCTGTTGGGGGCAAAGGCGCAGGGGAAAAGGGAAAGAATGGACGGTTAGTTTATGTCTATCTAAATATTATTGAGAAAAAGCAGCCGAAAGCATTCATTTTCGAGAACGTAAAGGGACTAATCGGGAAACGACATCGACATACATTCGATGCACTGATCGATAAGTTTAACGAAATAGGCTATACGGTTAGCTGGGAATTGATAAACGCTTGGGATTACGGCGTCGCACAAAAACGAGAGCGGGTATTCATCGTCGGGATTCGAAAGGATCTCGGCTTTTCTTTTGTCTTTCCGAAGCCAAAACCGGAGGATTATCGGACGCAGGTATTAAGAGATGTTATTGGGGATCTACCGGAACCAGGCGTGCCACTTAATGAAAAACAAATCTCCTTTCTTGAGCGGAATCCTACAAGCGTAAGGAAAAACCGCCCCGTAACGATGGAAGAGCCGTCACGGACACTACCTGCAGTGTTGCATAAGGGAGTTCCATACGGTCTCTATTATCCGAATCATAATAAGAAACACTATTGGACGCCTCCGAAACCGTACATTAGGTATAAATATGACCAATCAAATCGTATTCAAAAATGGTCGCAGACGGCTGCGACCATTACAGCGCACCATAACAGCGGTAAACCGATTCATCCGTCGCAATCTCCTAGAAGGTTTACTGTCCGGGAATGTTTGCGTATCCAATCCGTGCCAGACTGGTACGTATTGCCTGATGATCTTAGTCTTTCTGCTCAATATCGGATCGTAGGGAATGGCGTTGCATCTCGTGTGGCGTGGTACTTGGGTAGGTCGTTGGGCGAACAATTAACGAATAGGGGGACGATTGTATGAACGCAAATAAAAAGACACGCCAGACGGCGAAAATGACGGGGTTTGCTAGTGGATTTTTATTTCTTTTTGGAATTGTTAGCGCCGTCGACCAAGATATTAAATACGCGCTTTTATACCTTTTGTCAGCATTGATTCTTTTTGGGTTGGACGTTGAATTTAAAGAAAAAGAGGGAGATGATTAATGTTTATTTTGAAAAGTGAAACAGGGAATAATCGAGGGCTAAATAAGCGAATTTATGACGTTTTGTCAAACGAAATATCTGACGATGAAATAATTCGCTCTTTCTGGGAATCGTCTGAGCACATTTTCAGTTTTCCATACGGGACGTACAAGTACGATCCAACCGCAAAAACTCTTATACACGAATGGGATTCTAGCGATTAAGGAGATGAATTAAAGGAGGATGAATAATGGGTCGAGTTAAACGCAGTCGCTGGCAGGCGAACGTAAAATCACTGGAGATCATTAACAAGGCGCGCGAAAACATTACATCGGAAGATATCGAATTTCTAAAAGAAAACTACACGTCGCAAGGTGGGCTCCTTCCGAAGGGTTTTAACGGGGGGTCCTTTTTTACGCCTACACACGTAGCGAAATTCATTGTTGACGCACTACAGATTCCGAAAGGTTCCCGCGTGTTGGAGCCGTCTTGCGGTAGCGGGGTTTTCTTCGAACACATCCCGGACGATTGCAAAATTACCGGATTGGAACTTGATACGACATCTGCGAAGGTTGCTTCGATGATCTATCCGGACGCGGAAGTCATCACAGGGAACGCACTCGAACACAAACGTCGGGACTACTACGATTTTGTTATCGGAAATCCTCCATTTGGCGAAACAATTGAAGTCGAAGGAAGGACTGATTTCGAGACTCTGAAGTATACGAAAAAGACCAACATGTCAAAGGGAAAATCGGAATTTGCATTCGTTGAATTTGCGGTAAAGGCGGCGAAACCAGGTGGGTACATTGCGTTCATCCTTCCGATGAATTTTAGTTTCGCGGAACCAGCTAAGAAAGTGCGACAGGTTATGTACGATACGTGTTGGCACGTCGCGACAGTCAAACTCCCACCTACGACGTTTCAGTATGTTGGCACTGGCGTAGCTACACAGATTTTGATCCTACGAAAGGTTACTCCGAATGCACAGAAAATTCGGGCGCACCCGGAGTTTTTACGTCCGTATAATTTTAACGGCAAGAGAAAAATAAAATATATTGCGAAGTTCTTCGAAGGCCAAACGCCAGCATATATGGCGGAGGTTACAGACATCGGTTACGGCAAGGACGGGAAATCAACATACGACGCGAAATATGGTACTCAGTTAGACGCGTTGCTAGACGATTTTACAGACGGGAATTTAGTTCGCTCAAGTCTTTACCCACATGTTCCTTCGTGGATGAATCGAGGAAGTATTAACGGTTATATGTTTTTTAACGAGGATTGCGAAGGGTACCGCGATGCTAAGCGTTCATATGCGGACGGACCTTATCGATGGAACGAAATAACGCTTGGAAACGGGGAAGGCCGCTCGTGGGACTTTACATGGCAGGATGAGATTGTCACGGAGTATTACGAAAAGGAAGTCGCAAGCTAATCGACGACATTTCACGTTAGATAAAAGAATAACCGTCAAACTCTAACGAGTTTGACGGTTATTCTTACGTCTTCCCGATCGTGGAGGACGCGAGATCCTTCAGCATGAGGAAGCTGTCACGCCAGGGTCCGGATTCGATCTTTACGTACACTCGTTTCGTCGGTGAAGACTTACGACTTTACCCATGCGAATCACTCTCCTGAGTTTTGTTGTCTTTATTATACGATGAATTGGCGAATTAAATCAACGATTAATTTAACGATTATAACGGAAGGAGCGAAATATTTAAATGGGCGCGCCAAGACATGACAAGGAAGCCGCACATAGACGATACGGAAATAAATATACTCTATCATCTGCGGAAGGCGTCGCAAAGATACTTAGAGATTTACACAATCTAAGGGAACGACGTTTCCATGCGGGAGATTACGCAGCATGCGATATACTACTCGATTTAGACAATGCGCTAGAAAAAGCGAATCTGACAAACCGCCAAAAACGGGTGGTTTTTTATGTTTACGAGCAGGGGTACTCGCATGTGGAAGCCGCGGAATTAATGGGGGTAGGAAAGGCAGCTGTCACAAATCTGTTGAATGGGACGCCACATTACGATGGTGCATTAGAGAGAATTGCGGAGATTTATCGTAGATGGGGTTGCGAAAAAACAAACGGGGTGATAACAAATGAATAACGTTATCTTACAGGGTGATTGCATCAAAAAGCTGAAAGAGTTGAACGATAACAGTATAGACAGCGTTGTCACTGATCCGCCCTATTGTTCGGGTGGATTTAATGAAACACAGAAAAGAATGGCGAAAGGTCAGGGGATAACCTATAAACAGTTCAAAAAAACTGGATGGTTTATAAACGATAATATGACTACAGGAGGACTTGTGTGGCTTTTGCGGTCGGTGGCCGTAGAGTCTTTCAGGCTGTTAAAAGATGGCGGGAGTTTTTGTGTATTTACAGATTGGCGGATGTATCCTCACCTAGCGCCTGCTTTGGAATCAAGTGGATTCCGCTTACAAAATATGATTGTCTGGAACAAGAGTCAAATGGGATTAGGGAGAGGTTTTAGACCACAACATGAGATCATTATCCACTTGGTGAAGGGAAAACCTAAGTTTTATGACAACAAGACAGGGAACGTTATAACAGAAAAAAGGGTGTCACCGACTAGACGACTACATCAAACAGAAAAACCTGTCCAGTTGCTAGCAAAATTGATAAGAGTGATTACACCACCTGGCGGGGTAGTCCTAGACCCGTTTGCAGGTTCCGGCTCAACTCTCGTAGCCGCAAAGCGCGAGGGTTTTTCGTTTGTTGGGATTGAACGGGACCCGGAATACGTGGAGATTGCGCATATAAGAGTCGGAGAAGCACCGAAAGGAGGGGCGGAGGATGCGATTTAATCCTACGGAGGATTACAAAGCGCAATTTGAGACTATTGTTAACGAAATAATTAACGAATGTATAGAAGACCGTACAGACAGGATGCGCGCAATCCAGGCGTTAGCGGACGAATATGTACTTTCGATTGGGGAGCGGCCAGACCCCATACAGCTTGAAAGGTTGACGAACTACATTTTGCGGGAGGAAATTACATCTCAATTGAGTAATAAAACATCAACTGAGTACCCGTTTTTAAGCGAACGACAGTTGATGACGCGTAGAAATGGAGAGAGGTCAATTAAGTGCGCGGAAGAATACGGATCGGATGGACGTAATTACAAAACGCCGAAGCGACGGAAGTGGAATACGTATGAGAGCATCGTTATTGACCGGAACGCAAAGATTCGTAATAAGGAACGGAGGAAAAAGTACCGAAAAGCAACAAAACCTGGGTTGGTTGAGACATATAATTTGCACGAAGAGTAAAACCGGGTGTAATCAACTTTCCGTTTTTTGTAAACGTATAGGAGATGGTTATTATGTCAATTAAAAAAAAATTGGTACTGATCTTGGTTCTTTTGTAAAGGGCGTTTGGTTATGGAAAACGGACCGGATTGAGTCAGATACTGCGTATATTTTGGAAATTTGTTCAAACAACTATATCAACAATATTTATGAGTGACGAGCGAGAAGACTCCCCATTTCAATGGGGTAGATGAAAGCGACGTACCACCGACACGTACCGATGATCGACGGGGTTTTAGCCCTCTCGTGAGTCCGACAACTTCCCGTATTTTTTAAGTACTAACCGCATTCCTTCCTCAATGAACTGGCCATATTTTGTGGTTCCCTGATCCAAGGCCAACTTTTTAATGCTATGCAATAGATCCGCGTCTACGGTCGTGTGCAGTTCGGCACGACCTTTTTTAGTTGCCATTCAAATCACCTCGAAAAGATTATACCATGTCGTTGACGACATACGCAAGGAATGATACAATGTCGTTGACGACATAAAGGGGGTGAACACGATGCTCAAGACCTATAAATTCAAGCTGGAACCAACGAAAGGGCAAGCCGATAAGATTACATGGACGCTTTCCATGTGCCGATGGTTGTACAACTCGATGTTGGAACAGCGTAAATTTGCCTATGGGAAACGTGGTATCTCGCTAAACTACAACAAACAAGCCAATGAACTTCCTGCACTCAAGAAGGAAATACCAGAGTTCAAACAGATTCAATCTCAGGTATTGCAACATGTTGCCAAGCGATTGGACTTCGCTTTTCAATCCTTTTTCAGGCGATTAAAGAAAGGCGAAAATCCGGGTTATCCACGATTTCAAGGCAAGAACCGTTATGATAGCTTCACTTATCCTCAAAGCGGTTTCAAACTGGAAGGAAAATTCCTCAAGCTATCTAAGATCGGGAATGTTCGTATCAAGCTACATAGACAGATGGAAGGCAACATTAAAACATGTACCATTAAGCGGAAAAACGGTAAATACTATGCTTGCTTTTCTTGTGAGATGGAAGCTTTGAAACAAGCAACTACCGGAAAACAAGTGGGCATTGATTTAGGGGTGAAACACCTTGCGATCACGTCAGATGGTGAATTTTTTGAACACCCCAAGTATCTTAGAAAGTCGGAGCGAAAGATTAAGTACCTCCAACGCATGGTAAGCCGCAGAAAGAAAGGTTCTAACCGCAGACAAAAGGCAGTTGCTCTCCTTGCAAAGGCATGGGAACAGATTTCGAACAGGCGGAGAGATACCGCCCACAAGATCAGCCGTTTTCTGGTCAACGAGTATGATCTGATTGTTTTTGAGGACTTGAAGATCACAAACATGGTCAAGAATCATAGTCTCGCTAAAAGCATCCATGACGCAAGCTGGGGGATGCTCATCCAATTCACGACTTACAAGGCAGAATGGGCTGGTAAATCGGTAGAATTGGTTGACCCTCGCAACACGTCACAGGCTTGCTCAAAGTGTGGGCAGATCGTAAAGAAAACCTTAAAAGAACGTACCCATCGCTGTTCCTGCGGATACGTGGCAGACAGAGATGTAAACGCCGCCAAGAATATCCTGCAAAAAGCAGATGGATACGTTCCTGAAGTCTGCGGACAACTTGAATTACAACTATTCTAGGCATGGAACGTGCCTTCGTGGATGGATGTGGGTTTCCACGCCAGATGAAGCGAGAAGCTCGCCATTTCAATGGCGATGTAGTTCACTTACATTGGGATTCCGGTTTATCAATTGATTCATACCGGTATTTTATAAAAAAAGCACAGGGTCAAGGGATTAAAGTACATGCTCTTTTAGGGGACCCACATTGGGCGCTTGTGGAATACAAAAATTCATGTATCTCGAAAATTAAAGAGATAACAGCTTATAACGATCAGGTTTCTCCGAATGAACGATTTTTAGGGATACAGTTAGATAGTGAGCCATATCTACTCAGATACCCCTTGGATTGGAATAATGTAACGGATAGAGAGGAAGTTTTGAAGCAATGGCTTCGAACAAGTCGAGAGTATATCTCGACTATAAATAAGTACAACCTGGAATCTGGGGCGGCGATCCCTTTTTGGTTTGATACTTCTCAAGAAGTTGAAGAAGCTATTTCATTAGATATTGCGAATTTGTCAGATTACTACAAACGTATTATTGATTTGTACAATTATATTGTAGTCATGGCATACAGAGATACTGCTGATGATATTATCGATATTTCAACAAATGAAATAGACTACCTATCTCACCCTAAAATTGTCATAGGTATCGAAACAACTGAACAAATACCGACATACGTTACTTTTTACGAAAAAGGATTTCACGCAGCGGAAGAAGATATTTCGATCATTCACGCGCAGAAAAAAGCATGCAAGTCTTTCAAGGGGATCGCTATCCACAACTATAGTCAATGGGAAAAGTTCCTATCCGGCTTTTTGTTTGGTTTCAATTCCTCGTAGGTACGACACAAACGGACGTTGAAACATTGGAGCCGGTTCATAGAGATGGGTTTCAATTCCTCATAGGTACGATACAAACGAACTTCAGGATATGATTGTTTCAACCGTTCAGAGGTTTCAATTCCTCATAGGTACGATACAAACTCTTCCTCCCACTTTAAAGGGAGGGGTTTATTTTATCTGTTTCAATTCCTCATAGGTACGATACAAACGCTGTGGGGATGACAAGTCTGAAAAGGGTGATGATCGTTTCAATTCCTCATAGGTACGATACAAACACAATACCGGTTCAATTCCACCCCTTTGAAACACGGTTTCAATTCCTCATAGGTACGATACAAACTGACCTTCTTTCGCCGCTGCAACCACTCCTGTGACAGTTTCAATTCCTCATAGGTACGATACAAACATGGGATAGGATACTTTTTAGGTGACTTTATTCCTTGTTTCAATTCCTCATAGGTACGATACAAACCCATTTTAAGCCCAAAATAAAAGGTTTCCCTGACACCTATATCATATAGAAAAAAATCGGTGGAAACAATAGAGTGTTCGTTTTCCCTGTTATACCGTGTGATTTCTTTATTTTGTGGTTG